CTGAATCGCCCTGATCCTCATTCACAATCTGAGGAGGCGCCGCGGCCTTCAGCCGGCGCGCACCTTCACGAGCCCACGGGAAATCAAGCGATCCGACCCACAAATCGCCCAGTATTGGCACGGTCTGCGGGGCGGCCTTGAAGAACTCGCCGAGGGTTTCGGCGCCCTCTTGCCGCGCCGTCGTGTAGGACGGGCCCACGGTCACAACCACGTCATACTCGCCGACGTCCAGCGGGTAATGCTTCTGTTTGCCGGTTTCAGGGTCAGAATACGTCTGATTGACAACCACAACGGAGTGCTGCTGATCCTCGCCAACGATGCGAACCTGACGCCCGTGGCGGTCGTAGATCTTCGGTATGATTTTGAGGATTTTCTTGCACAGATCCCACTCGGAGCGGCAGAGATTATCGACAAAATGGAAATTCGTGATGTTGCTTTGGCGCTGGCGCGAGCCGATCGCGACGCCGGACGTCTCGTTACCCTGCGCGCCGAGCGAGGCGTCAAAGATGCCCATGCCGGCCTTGAGATCGTCGATTTCCTGCGCCGCGGCGATGGAGAGAGCTTGTATCTGCTCTTCCATTTCCTGACGCTGTGGCGGGGGCGCCAGCGTGCCGGCGATTGAAATAGGCTCGTACTCGAGGTAGGCGTAGTTGACGAGGTTAGCGTTCTCCCAGCGTGGATCCTTGAACTGACCCTTCACGCCGATGTACGGGACGCGATTACCGAGCCCGATCTTTTCCGCGATCGCCGACTTGTAAATGTTGATGAGCTGCTGGGGCTCGCGGACGTGGCGCACGAGAGAGAACAGATGCACCTTGCCGTCGACGATCATCTGGCGCCCGAGGACGGGCACGATCGGGATGGAGTCACCCACCCACATCGTTTCCGTGCCGGGCAAAATGCGCATGCCGTCGATGAGGCAGGAACGCACCACGCAAACCTCAACCTCGCGCTCTTTCGGCTTGCCGTCATCGCCCATCACGAACGGCAGCCCGTCGGTGTAGCCCGGATCGTCGGTGTAAATCGGCTCGCCTGCAGGATCAGCGCCTTGAATCAAGCGGAGCGTTTTATGCTCGTTTTCGCACCACCAATACTCGGCGATGCGGATGGTTTTCTCGTCGATCCAGTCTTCGCAGTCGCGCCACTCGGCCGATTCGAAGTTTTCCGCATCATCCGGATTGCCGTATTTGTCCTTGTACTCTTCGTGCGAGATGCGGTCGACAATGAACGCGCAGCGCGGTTCCTTGCCGCGGCAGATCGGCAGGAGGATCCCGTAAACGCTGAACGGATCCTGAACCGCGGCGATCCTGATTTCCTGGTCAAAACTCTTGGGGTCCGCGTATTCCGTGGTCATGCGCAGATAGCCGAACGAGCCGCCGCACGCATATTCGAGCGCGGTATCGCTCGAGACATCCGCCTGGCTGCGGTATTGGATGTGCCGCAGAATGCCGTTGATGACGTTGGCGACGTCGGTTGTTGCGCCGCCGCCGATGGGGTTCGTTTTCGGTTGCGGCTTGTTCTGCCGCGCCTCGTTTTGGACGCTTTGGACGAACGTGTGCAGCTTGGAGAAGGTGAGCGCCGGCCGGCCGGAATTTTCACGCTCCTGCTTGATGCCGGGGTTCCACTGTCCCTCACCGGCGACGTATTGCAGGTCGATTTCCGCTTCACGGCGGATATCGCGCTCAGCCTCCACGGCGTCGCGGAAGCGTTTGCGGGCGAGTTCTAAGAATTTACGATCGTCTCTCACTTAACTCCGTTTCAACCCATCCACCCGCCGGGGCCACGCCGCGCCGGGTACCGCATATCGCGCCGTTCCTGTACGGGCGCTACCTGCTGCGCAAACGTGAGCGCGAGCGCGTCGCCATCGTCCGGCGAAGCCACCCCGCGCTTTTGCATATCCTGTTTGCTCTCGAGCACAATCTGATCACTCTTGTTCAAGTGCCAGCCCGGGCCCGTCAGATCCACCTCGAGCCGCTCATCATTCCTGTCGATCGCGCCCCGCGGAAGCCAGTCCTTCATTTCATTCCACATGAAGGCGCGCATATTGAGGAAATGATGGTCGGGGGGCTTACCGCCAAAATTCACCTCGACGACGTTGTCAAAGCCCAACGTATGCAGCCGCTCGACGATCGGCGAGCCGAACGCCGAATCGATAAACATCATGGTGACTTTCTTGGCAGGATCGTTCTCGCGCAGTATTTCGGCGAGCTTGGCAATCATGTTGGCGCGGCCGAAATCGCCAGGCCAGCGGTGAGGCGCGACCGATCGCGCATCAAAACCGCGCCGGAATCGGATCACATTCCACGCGGAGCCGCCGCCCGAAACGTCTACGCCGCAAACCAGTGGATCGTCGGAAAGGGCGAGCGCTGGGTTTCTTTTAGCCGCCTCCACACGATCAGTTCCAATAAACTGTAGGTCCGAAGCCCGCGGAGGAACGCCTCTAACGCGGACACGGAAGAAGTCAGAATCTTCGCCATAGTCTTCAAGCCACTCCTGAATCTGCTGTTTGTTCGTTCGCGAGGATCTGCGCGAGTCGATCGACCGATGAATCCACCGCGGCCGATCCGAGCCAAAACACGCCCGGTGAAACTTGCCGCTGTTGCGCGTGGGGTTGCCGAACGCGAACACCATGGGCTCACCGTCCGTTAAACCGCCCTCAGCTACTTCAAAAATCTTGTCGGCGATCGCCGAGGCTTCGTCGAAAATATAAAACGAGGTCGAGTTCGCGGCGTGCTGGCCGGCGAAGGCCTCGCTGTTCTCTTCCTTCGACGTCTGAGCGCTGCAGAACCACGACGCGGGATACTCGACGTGGTACATCTTCTCGCCCGTCAGTCGGAACCAATGGGCGGTAATGCAGAGCGCCGTCCATTTCTGGATCTGTGCCCACGTCTTTGTCGTGAGCTGCGTGAACGTGTTTGCCGTTACCGTGCCCTGCGCGTAGGGCCTGGTCGACATGATCCAGTCGACAATCCACGCGACGAGCGTGCTTTTGCCGATGCCATGGCCGGATGCGATCGCGATGCGCAGGGCCGTGACGGTATCGAAACCGTTGAATCCACGCTCGCGAACCGCGGCGCCGATCTCGTTTAGGATCTCGGTTTGCCACTTGTCCGGACCCGCGTAATCCCTCAGCGGTCCCGCCTCGCCCCAGGGATACGCGAACAGCACGAACCCAAGCGGGTCCGCGTAAAACTGCGCTATCTCTTCCGCGAGCTCAATCGCTGGATTCGTCTTCTGTTTTCGGTTTGCTGGCATCAGCGACGCGTTTGCGGCCGGCGTTGAGACGCTCGACAATTTCGATAGGTCCGCCGCCGGCGCCAGTCAACTCGACGGTGCCGCGGTCGCGGAACTTCTCGGGCTTGCCGGCGCGCAAGAGAAACTCGAGCAACCGGTCAGATTTCTTCATCATGCCCAGCGGCTTTTTGCCGAAGATGGGCTTGCCCCTGTCGGGCAGCCCTGTCTCAGGGTCCAGCTCATAGCCCTTAATCGGGTAAACGAATTGGCCTTGGTACAGGTTGGGCTCAAACACGCCCTCGGTTGCGCGCCGTACGGCTTCATCCTCGAGCGCTTGAACGGCCTCAATGCGCGCCTTCTCAAACAGAGCGGGATAGTCCGGATCGGTCTCGAGCCACAGGTAATGTACGTGCCGCTCGATCTTCGCCGCTTTCGCCGCCGCGGTGATCTGCCCGGTAACGGCGAACGCCGCAAGAAACGCGGCCCGGCGACTCGATACTTTGCGTTTTTTCGTCACTGAACGGCCGGCGAGTACTTGCGCTCAAACACGGCGCGGGGGTTCAGATACTTGTAGCCGTCGCTCTGCACCACCAGATAGTCGCCAGCGTCCGGCATGAATCGCGCGAGCATGCCCTTATCTGCGCGCTCGCGTTTGCCATTGTCGAGGGTGACCACCGCGGCGCCGTGCTCGTCTCGAGGTCCGACGTTGATGATACGGAAAGCGTCGACGACTACAGGGTTAGCTTGATACTTCATGCTGCGATTTTGAGAGCCTCACGAACCGGCGTCGCGGGCGGAAGATTCAGGCCTGAGGCGATCGTGTGCAGGTAGGTCGCGACGTTATTGCCGTCCGGAGCAATTGCGCCGATCGGCGGATCCTTGGGCAAGCCACAGTACAGATTCACCATTTGGCGAAGCGTGAGTCCTTCTTCGGCGTAAATCTGCAGTTGGCGCTCGAGGTCGCTCCAGCCGTGTTCATCGGTGTCGATCGTGCCGACGTCGTCTTTATGCGCCGGTCCGCCTGGGTGCTGGGAGTGGGGCGAGTGGCGGAGATCGCCGGGGTTGTGGCGAACGGTCGGAATGGCGCCGGCGATGCCGAAGCCTTCCTGCTTTGCTACGAGTTGCGCGAGTTTGGTCATTGTCAGAAAACTTTGAGTGCGGTAAAGCCGGCGAGTTCGGCCCAGCCGAGAGCGCGCTGATACCACTTCTTGGGCTTGGTCAGCGCGTCAGCCTCTTTTTCGATCGCGGCCGTGATGTGATCCACATGGCCCTCGATCCTCGAGGCGTCGTGCGCCAGGTCCGGCGCTGCCAGCGCCCAGGCCTGCGCGGTGCGCTCGATTGCTTTGCTTGTCCCCTGGAACCGGTTGAAGGCGCAATCAGGGTTATAGCTGCAGTCCAAAAACAGCGGCGCCTGGTCGTTGACCTGGTTCGCGATCGCTGCCGCCGGCGCGGTGACGCCGTGGACGTCTTGCGCGATCGCGGCCGCGGCCTGCGATACTGAATTACCAAGGACGGGCAGTGTGCTCGCGGCGGCGTTTGTAAATGCGGCTATCGATCGATTGGCGTTGCCCAATTGCCCGTCCGCCTTAACCACGGCGCCGTGTACTTCTCCTTCGATCTTGCGAAGGTGATTGTCGACGAGCTCCAAAACGCGATCGCCTACCGCGACGATGTCCCGTTCAAAGTGCAACGCATCGTCATTTGCTTCGGTGCGCAGCGCTTCGACATTCGCCACAATGGCGCGCTCAGTTCGCATCGTTTCAACGCAAAGCAGCGTGAGCGAACAGAGGAACATCACGCCGGCGGTGTAGAGAGCTGCGCGGTAGAAATTCATTTTGCGTCGGAAGCGAGAATCAGACCAACCCCCGCGGCGATACTGCTTATTTGTGCAGTACGTTCGGGCCAGAAGGCCGCGGCGATCGCGGCCAGGCCTGCGAGCGTCGACTTGGGGTTACGGCGTAAAAACGCGATAGCGCGCTCGAGCAGTGACGCCGGCGACGGGAAAGAATCACACCTCATTTGCTGGCGCCCGGTTTCCAGACGATCCCCATTTCAACGATGGGATTCCAGCCGCCGAGGCTCGAGACGTACAGCATCCGGACCGGCACCATAAACGCAAGTGAGGCCGTCAGCTGCCGGACGTAAGTAGCCGTGACGGCGCCGGAAATGCCAGACGTTGCCGAGCCGGCCGCGGAGGCCTGCGAGAACGAAAAGCCCGCATCGGCGCCCAGCAACAGCATGTTTTTCGAGCCCTGGTGGATGACGCGGTGCACTCCCTCGCGAACCGAGGTCGTGAACACATAGCCGCTCTTTCCGTTGATGACCGTCTTAACCGGGAAGACATCGGCCGTCGTTGACTCATACAGCCCGAGGGATTGAGAAAACGGAATCACCGCGCTACCCCAGAGGTTTGCGCCGGCGAATTGGTTGTAAGCAGCGCCGCCGGCGACGTAGGCCGGAAGCGTGATCGAATTGAGAGCGGCGGCCGTGGCCGCGGCGGCCGTCGACGGCGCCGAGCTGGTCGACGCGGGAGCCGGCGCCGGCGTCGTCTGCGCGAATGCGATCGCCGAGGCGATCAGGAAAGCGAGAGTCAGTCTCATTAGACCTTGGGGGCCTTCGTCTTCTTGCTCTTGGGAGCCTGCATGACGCTGGCGAGCGTCAGCTTTGGCGCGGTGAGACGCATGCCGCCCGGCGGCGTGAGCTTGGGCGTAAGAGGGGTTCGAACCGTTGGAGCGTTTGCTTTGGCCATTGTCAGTTTTTCTTGGGCAAATCGTCTGCGCCGACTTCGACATTGACCGCGCCGCCAATCATCGGAACACGCACCACCAGGCGCGTCGCGCCTTTGGTGCGCACCACGACTCCGGACACGCCGGCGAGCGGTCCGGATTCGATGGTGACGGTTTCCCCTGCGACATATGCGCACGGAGAGGCCATGAGGCCAGATGCCAGCACATCGCGAACGTTGGCAATATCGGCATCCGAAACTTCAATTGGGTCGATCGAGGTTGGCAAAATTTGAACTACTCCGGGGACGCGCAGCGCATCAATAATCTGGGCGCGATCGCAACGGACAAAAATGTAACCGGGGAACAGCGGCCGGACAGTGGTTTTCTCACGATCGGTCCATCGCACGCGTTCGCGCCAGGTCGGTAAAAACGATTCAATTCCGTGGCCGGTAAGGAATGCTTCAACGCGAAACTCTTGATTGGAGCGGAGCCGCAAAGCCCACCACGTGACGGAGACGGCGCCGAAAACGTAAGGAGGGGACGCTTCCGCCATGTCGGTCACATTGGGTGAACTATGCGGCATCCGGTTAGTTAGTCGCCAGATGCCGCCAGAGGTTGCCTACAGAAAGAAGAAGTTGAGTCCTATGCGCCTAAGTAGTCGCCGGGTCGCGCTTTCGCTTGCCGGCCGCAGCCCATTTAATTTCGGCGAGGGCCTGTTCCACTTCCTCTCGAGCCTGCAGGCTGAGATTGATCTCGCGCTGAAGCGCCGCGGTTTCCGCGTCGAGATTCATCGCAACAGTGGCGTAATCGCGGCAATCCGAGGCCAGTTCGGAGTTCGTGCGTCGTTGGTAGGCAACGCCGGCGGCGTTGGTGGTCCAGATGGGATACTCGCCGTCGAGGTGCTCCGCAAGGCGAACGAGGAAGCCGGCAACGTCCATGGTGTCTACCTACCCGTGCAGCAGCTTCAGCAGGCCGCCGACAGCGGCCAGCAGCGTGAGGATTGTCGTGTACAGGATCCAGTCGATGCGCCCGCGGACCGAGACCACCTCTTTTTCGACGTTGGTGAGGCGCGCGCCGTGGTCGGCGAGCGTTTCGCCGTGACGAGCAATGATATCGGGGCTGCAGGCTGCTACGGCGGACATTTAGACTTCCTTACGGTAGAACTCGAGCGATCGCGTGCCGGTGTTGGCGCGGGTGACCACCAGCGGAATCGCGGCCGGGAACGCCTCGAGCGCCTTCAGGGTGCAGGAGAGGACGCCGAGCGCGGCCTTCATCCCAACAAGCTTTACGAAGTGGGAAATGTCGATCGTGGCCTGAGAGGCCTTGGGACCCAGCACGGCGCAGAATTTCACGCCAGGCGCGACATGGGGGGTATTGGCGTCGGCGGCTTCATACTCCAGCCGGATCGCCTTTTTCAGGTCCTCGAGGCGCGTAATTTTGGGTCTGAACGGGGCGATTTCGCGGTCAAGCGCCGCCGCCTCGTCGACCATGGCGGCGAGAGGGGACGCGGATTTCTTAGGAGAGGCCATCCGACACGGTAGTCGCCGCCGGCGGCCGCGAGTGGCTTAAGGGCCTCCGGTGGACTTACTAACGGCCACCGCTACCATGGCACCCTCGCTGGGCGAGGCCCTTCTCTTGGAATAGCTTTTTACGCTGCCTTGGGCTGATCGTTGGACAGGGGCGGGGACGTGAAAGGCGGCGGATTCATCAACAGCAGCATAGCCTGGCGCAGCTCATCGGCGGTAAACGCGTGAGTGGCGAGGATCGTACAGAGCTGGTCGAAAGGGGAAACTTGGGGCGGGTTGGCAAGGCCAGACCGAAAAGCAAACGCGGCGAGACCGGCCCGGCCGTCGACGCGCAGCTTAGCGTACAGCCGCGAGCTGTAGACCTTCACGGTATTCGGGCTGATGTTCAGCTCCGAAGCAATCTGTTTTGGACCTTTGCCCTCGCCGGCTGCCAGCGCGATTTGCCTCTCGCGGGGGGTGAGCCGTGTCATGCAGCCTCCCGCAGGCGGTCGCGCAACGTCCGAATTGCCGTCGAATGGGCCTTGAAGGCCATGTTTCGCGTGATGCCGAGCATTTCGGCGACGGTCGGCAGGTCTGGCAGGGCAGGGGAGTAGTAAAGGTCGATTACCGAGGCCTGGAGCGGCGTCAGGCACGCGGTGATGTGGGCGCGGAGCTGGGCGAACCGGCGGCCGAGGTCGATGCGTTCTTCGGTCTCGGAAAGAGCTTTCTGGGCCGGGAACTCAATCACGTTATCGAGCGGCGGCATGGTCTGTTCGGCGAACTTGCTGCGCCGAAACGTGTCTTTAATGGCGCCGGCGATCGCGGCGCGGGCATAGGCGGAAAACGGGGTTCCCTCGTTTTCGCTCGGCCTGTAGCGCGTGGCAGCGCGGGTCAGAGCGAAATTGCCGACAGCAATCAAATCATCAAGGTCAAAAGAGGGGGGGAGTTTACGGTGAATTCGCCGTGCGATGGGGGGCACGAGCGATAAGTGATCTACAACTAAGGCATCCCGCCTGGCGAGTACTTTTGCGCGATGGGCCCCTGTTGAGATGCACACCGGCGCAGTGTTCATCATCCACTTCAGTTTACAGGAGTGAATTGTGAGAAACCAAACAATTTATCGGTAAATTACCGAATCATTTTGGGCTACGTAGAAACCGCTGCCCGGTTCGGGAAACCGCAGGAATGGCCGGTAAAAGCCGCAATTTACGCTTAAGTAGATGAAGTCGAGCCCTGAGCACCTTTGGCTACTTCAGTCCCGCCGGCGGCGCCGGTTTTGGCGGGAATCATGGCATCGCGCAGCCCGTTCTCGATTTGAGCTTCGCGGACCCAGAACGGGTGATGCAAAACGTCAGCGCTGAGGGTTTGGGCTTTCTCGTCGTAGGCGTAGGTGATCGTCGTGCCGTGGCCGGTTATTTGGCCCGTCATGCGCCCGCCGCTCTGTTGTTTGATCGAAATCTGCTGCTGGTGGCGACTGGTGAGCGTGGCGCTCATCGTGTCGAAATTACTGCGAGAGACGTTGGTGAGTAGCATGTTTCTCATGCTACTCCCGACTTAACTGACATGTGAGACTGGCATGTGAGTCAAGCTAGACGCCGCCGCCGCCTGCGGCCTGCGTACGCGGCCGGCCGCGCTGGCGTGAACCCTTGGTGAGTTGCGCGGTCCCTTGCGTGGCTGCATGCCACGTCTGGTACCACGTGTTGATTTGCTTCCCAAACGATCCAAACATCGTGAGCGGCAAAATGAGGTTGCCGTTTTCCACGGAAGCATTTCCGCCGCCTGATGCGGTTCTTTGTCGTCGTGATGGTGTCGCCATCGGGTGATTCTCCTTTCGTTTGAGCGTACACGAGGTGTGGCTAAAAAGCCACACAGTTAACTTGTCGTCGACTGCGCGGTGGGAGCGGTGGCAGACGGAGGAGCGACGGAAATTGCTTCGGCTTTAGTGACAAGCGTGGAAGACGCGTTTGCGATCGCATCTAGCGCCGCCTGGTCGGTGGGGCTGAGCGTGCCTGGCGAATTCTGGAAATTCTGGATCATCGTATCGAGGTTGGCTACTCCTGTGACAATGCCGTCCAGCGTTTTGCTGATTGTGTCGAGGTTGGCCTGCTCTTTGGCAGCCCAGTCGGTGATTTGGCTCATGATCGTTGTCTCCCCTTTCTGGAGCTCTGTGAGCTGCTGCGCGATCGCTACAACGCCGGCCTTGATTGCCGCGATGTCGGCGCTGTCTACGATTAAAATGCTCCAGCTCACAGGTTTCATTTTACGCAGGGTGCGCATGACATGTTGAGACTTTACCCTACGTGGGATTTAATGAGGGAGGGCTCGTGGAGAGTGGGTGAGATTCCCATAGGAACCAGACCGGCTCCTGGCGATCGTCGAGAACTCGATGCACGCGGGCCCACCGCTCAATATTTCCCTCGATGCGTGATCGCCGAATTGCAGTCCATGCGGGCCTCGCGCAGCTTGCGGATGGCCGCGCTGCGATCAGGGCATGGTGGCACGTCCCTCACGATGACCTTGACGGCCGCGGCCAGGTGCTCGCGTACTGCCACGCCTTTCTGGGTCTGGTCCTGGTCCCACGGATGATAGTCGAAAGCATCGTCAATCGCCGCTTCCACGTCCGGTGTCAGCCGGTCAGCACGAGTGAAATCCATGAGGTCATTTTACGCAGGTGCGCATGATCGATGGGTATTGGGAAGGCTGGTACTTTTGCGCGGCGGATTGCGCGCCGAGCCTTCACAAAGCCTCTTCCCAGCCCCTAGAATTGCCGCATGACGTTCCGTGAACTGATCGTGGATTTTGAGCGCGCACACATGCCGACGCTCGCCGCTCCGACGCGTTCGAAGTACCGTTCGCTACTCGATTGTCACATCAAGCCCGCGATCGCCGACGTGGAGATCGAGAAACTCACGACCAAATACCTCGATCATTGGCTGGCGGGCAAAGCCGAGGCCGGCCTTTCGTGGGCCACCCGTATCGCGATGCGCAATTTAGTCTCCTCGATTTTCCGGCGCGCGGATATTTGGGGCACCTACAACGGCAAGAACACGGCAACGTACGCGAGGGTCGGTCGCCGGCGCTCAGTCTATGAAAAACGCAAACTGACCGTTGAACAGACAAAGAAATTGCTGACCATTTTGCGTCCGGACGTCCGCCTGGTCTGCATGGTGGGCTTATTTTGCGGATTGCGAATAAGCGAGGTCCTCGGCCTGTGTTGGAAGCATGTTGACTTCGACCGTGGCATGTTTCTCGTGCGCCAGCGTTACTGGCGAGGCGACGTCGACCGGACCAAAAGCGAGGCCGCGGACCGCGACATTCCGTACGGGGATCTTCACGACGTGTTAAAGGTGATGTATCCTAGTGGGGTCAATGCGGGCGAGCGCTTTTGTTTCGATATTCGGACGCAGTCGGCGAGTGGAATTACTCGCGACGATCGCTCTATCCGCCGCAATTTTCTTCGCCCTGCCGCCGAAAGCCTCGGCATTTACTACCCAGGCTTTGGGTTTCACTCTTTCCGGCGTGAAGCCATTACCGCCATTGCCCGGGAAGCTGGCCCCGTTCAGGCGTGCCTTTTCGCCGGACACACGCGCATGGATCACACGTTGCTGTACGGACTCGACGAGTACGAGCGGCAAAAACGTGCCATCAGGGCGATTCAGGAGCCGTACGTACACGCTGGTCTGCTAAAAGCGATGTAAATGGGCTCACAATTATCCAATTCAGGGGGCAAGATTTTGCAGAGGGGTGAAGGCCTATTACTTCACACGGAAGAGGTCCGGGGTTCGAGTCCCTGCGCGCCCACCAATCCTCTGATCGGCTCCCAAGTCTCTCACCGCGTTCCTTACGCGCCCGAGTGGGCGAGTAGGCCTCCTCCGCTATCGTCTTAGCCTTTCCCGCTGACAATCAACTTGCCAGGAGAGCGATCAGCGAGGCGGGCTAAAAACAACAACAAAAGAGACCAACTGAGTCGCCCTTCGTAATGAAGAAAAGGCGAATCACGTACCTCTAATCATTGTAGCGGCAATCGCCGCTACAAAGCAATATTTATTGGGTGACTGCCTGGCTAACCCGGAAAGGAAGCTAGCCGTGCAGCGCGCCGAAAAACAGGCCTACCTCGAATTCAAACGGCATTTTCTTGCCGATCATCCTGACATAGCAGTCGAGATCGATCACGCCCAAACCCAACTGCGCGAAGCGCAGGAAGCAGTTCGCGGCTGGGATGAGCGGCTTGCGGAACTGCACCGCGATATCGAGCGTGCGTTTGTGCGCGCGGCGAAGGGCAGGCAGATATGAGCCTTCCAAATTTTAACCACCAAAAAGTTTGCAGAGTACTAGTACGCGCACGTGAGGGCGTGCGATGAAGGTGCTTCTTGATCCGGACATCGTCGCGGCGGCAATCGCGTTCCTCGATGACGAAAAAATGCGCCGGCTGGAGCTGGCGCTTGTCTCGATCGACGGTGAGCACGATCCCGCGCTTTACGTCGAGCGGGTGTCCGAGTTTCTCTTAAGCGAGGTGGGGATTGAGAAGCTGCATGAGCAATGCAAGGCCTACAAGACCGGCCTTCGCGACGCCTCGCTTTACCGGAGGCGCCATTGAGCGAACCGCGAAACGGCAACGGCGCGGTCGGCGATTCCGCAGCGACTGCGCGCCATAAAGAGCTGCACAAGCTACTGGGCATCGAGACGTACGCGGAATTTCCGACTGACACGATCGAAAGCCAGATGGACAGGCCGCCCCGGCCGCCCGAAGACAACACGGACATGGCAGCGTGGGAGAAGTATGAACGGCGGCGAAAAAAATGGAAACCCGTTATCGCGCCCGAGGAACGGGTGTTCGCCACTTACATGCGTTATAGCTGGTGCTGGCCAATTTGCCTGCCCTATGCCGTGCTCACAGATAAACGGGACGAGATCTTGCGCGATCGCAAGGGCAACGAACTGGTGCTCACCCAGGAGCATGTGTCCGATATTCTGTCGCTGAGCAAGCAGCGGGTCGCCAATTTGGTGCAGGATCTTCTGGCAGTGAAGCGCATCCGGACCGAGGCGCGCGCGGGAGGCTTCGCCGGCAGCGCTCGCATCCAGGCCGTCTTCATCGAAGCCAGGCCGATGCTCTCGGACCAAGAGCGTTGTGACAAGAGTACTCTTGTCACAACGGGCATCGAGGGACCTCAGTTAGAGGCAGCCGTACTGAGGCGTTTCTCTAATCTTATCAACGAGATACGCGGCGCAGACGATGCGATGGTCACGTTTCCGGGGGCAGCGGGAGAACCAGGAACGCCCATGCGCATTTGTGACGCCCGTACTCTTTGCTGGCAACGGATTTTTGGCCACCGTACTACCTACAAAAACACATGGAAAAAGGCGAAGTACTCCGAAAGAAAAGGCTATAGTGACGAGGCCGCTCTGGTCCGCATCCTTATTGACCAAACTCAGAGTCCACCGTTATTAGGAGATAGTGGAGCAGCAGCAGCATCTTCTGCCGCGTCCTCTCCGCTGCTGCTGCCAAGCTCACCATTGAAGCGAAGAGGTTCGGTTCGACCAGCTACCCATGGGGAAAATGGGCAGGACGTCGCACCAGTGGGCGAGAGACCGGGTTACGGCGGATACGGCTATGCGACCGACGACGAGGCGCTGCCGATCGCGCCGATTCTCGAGGCATTTCGGCCGCTGCGCGGTGGCATCACCGACAGCCACGCGCGCCGGCTGCTGAAGGACTGCGGAGGGGCGACGCCGGCGGAAATCGCGGACAAAACCGGCGAGTGCATTGCCGCGGTGATCAACCAACGGACCGTGAAAAATCCCGCGGGCCTGGTCATCCACAAGCTGATGGAATTTTTCCACGCGCCGGCTTCGCTCGAGATGTGGCGCCGCGATCGCGAAGAGCAAGCCGCCCAGGAGGCCGCCGCCGCGCGTCGAGCAGAAGAGCGCCGGCTTGAAGTCGAGCGCGAGCTGCAAGAAATGCCGCCGGATGATCCGGAGGCGATCAGGCAGGAAGCGCTGGAACGCATGGAGCGCAAGCTGAAAGGGGGCGCGTCATGAGCGCGAATCGTGTTCTCGATCCGGATGATGCCGAGCTGGTCTGGGCTGGCGTTTGTCCCGAGTGCGGGCAAGTCTCCCTCGAGGACGCACCACGAAGCGGCCGGCCATTCATACGCTGCATGCGCTGCGATTTCGTGGTGGAAGTGCACACGCCGCTGCACGCGCCGGCCGAGAAACAGAGCCGTGCCTCATGAGCGAGCCCAAGCCCATCTGGGTCAAACTGCGGCCGTCCGGCCGCTTGCGCGATCGCCGGGGCTTCCATGCGGTCTACTGCCAGGCCCTGGGTATGAGTTGGACGTATTGCGGGCGCGGCGCCAGGTTGGGTGCCGAGATCGCCGCCGCGACCGACGATTTCAGCGCCATCAAACGGTGCCAGTGTTGCCAGAGTCGCATTCGGAATCCGTACCTGGTGCCAGACAAAATTCGCGCCCTGCGTCGCGTCGAGCCGCTCGATGTTGCCCTGGTCGCGCCAGATGGCCTATTCCGGGGCGCTGAGGCGCCCTGACGAGTTTTCGCGGCCGTTTTCCTCCATGAGGCCGCAATTGACGAGGGGTGGCTCCCCACCGTCGTGGGGGCGATTCACATACGTCGCCCCCTTTTTTGACTTTGGATGTAAGCCGAGCCGCCGGCATCGCGGCCGTTGCATTGCCACCAAATCACGAGCGCGGCGCCCTCAAGAATGCGTCCTGCGGGCGTCGCGTCCTCCGGAGGTATCAAATGATCCTGCCTTTACGTCGCTGGGAAGAGATACGTCAGTGGTTCGACGAAGACGAGCGCGCCGACCTGAACAAGGCGATAACCGGCGAGGCGATTTGCCCCAAGGGGGCGATTATCGACCGGGAACAGCTCGAGCCGGCGTTGCGCGAGAAGCTCGATTTACACCTGGGGCGCACGATGCGCGCGGGGGCGTCGTCATGAGCGCACACTCACGGCGGAAACAGCCGCGCACGAAAGTCACGTTTCGGCAGGAGGCGGACAAGCCCGTAACGCTGCAACTGACGCGTATACCGCCCGAGGAAGCCGCTGCCGCCGATGCACTGCCACTCAAGATCTTATTCAAGATCGAGATCGAGCCGGACAATCCTAAGCGCGAACGCGTCTGGAATGCCTTTGGCGCGTTTCTAGCCGAAGTGCTCACGCCGGCCGAATCCCGCGAGCTGCTGCGGCAGTGGGAGGAACAGGCGAATGAGTGCGCCTCCGTAATGATGTCTTTGGCCCCTTTTCGCCGTGAGCTTGTAAGCGACGATTCCCTCGTAAATATCGCCGCTGCGACGGAGAAGGGATCGTTTTAGGTGACACCATGAACGAGCCCACACTTTGGGTACCAGACGACGCCGGCAAATTCGACGTGCCGGCCGGTAAACCCTACGACGCCTTCATCGTTGAGCCAGGCCTCGAGGAGGGACGATGAACGACGGCGATCGCGTTATGGTCACGTTCACGCACCGAGGGCTGTCGCCGATTGCATCATGTACGGCCTGTTAACGCCAGGCCTGACAATCAACGTTGCACGGTGTGATGAGATACTCGAGCGCGGCCGATCTCGAGGAGTGACGCCGTCGCGGCCAGTGGTGGAGCTTGCCGCAGAGTTTGTCGAAGCCTACAACCTGGAATTGGCCAACCCGACTGGCATCATTTGATACCGGCGCCCGCCGGCGTTTTCCCCTTTACCCTCCCCGAGCTTACCCTCCCGAGCATCACAAATGTGAGTGGTGATGAGGATTCATTTTGCGCAGGTGCGCAGTAACGTAGGCGTGTTTTGGAAAAGGCCGCGAGGGCGTCTATTTTCGGAGAGGGCTTGCCGTCGGGGCCGAGCGGCCGATTCTCCCGCAGAACAGCAAGTGGCTTATTTTTCAACAAAACAGGCCAAAAACGCGCCATAAGGAATTGTCCCTGGCGCAGCAAAACCGCGACAACAACCCACACGATTGCAACGCAGAAAAGAGGAGCGTTTTTACCCCTTATGACGCACTAAACGCTATTTTTTGAGGGCGCGCCGTACAGAGGCCTCGGGTTGGCCCACTTTGGCGGCGATCGCGCGGAAGCTCATCCCCTGCTTCCGGAGCTCGACGGCCTCGGACCGGTCCCAGATCAGCACGGGAGGGCCGAGGTGCTTGCCGCGCCGGCGGGCCTCCGCCATACCGGAGCGGACCCGCTCGACGATCAGCCCCCGCTCAAACTCAGCGATCGCGCCCAAGATCTGCATCAGCAGCCGGCCGGCCGGATTCTGCCGGTCAGTGTCGATACCCTGCGTCGCGGCAATAAAACGGATCCCGTACGAGTCGAGGTTGGCCATGTTTTCCATGAGCTGGGTGAGGGAGCGCGCGAAGCGGTCCATTTTCCAAACGATCACCACGTCAAACTTGCGAGCTTTTGCGTCCCGCATGAGCTGCTCGAGGACGGGACGCTTTTTGAGGGCGCTTCCCTTTTCGGCATACTCCACGATCGCCCAGCCCATGCGCTCCGCGTATGCGCGGAGCTCAGAGGACTGCAGGTCGTGTTTCTGTTCGAAAGTGGAGACGCGGATGTAGATCGCCGCAGCGATGGGATTGGAAGGGCTCACAGATTATTAGTCGCCACGAGACGCGGTCGAGAGCCCCTTGGGCCTACCGCGCTTCGGACGCGATCGCGCCCGATCGACGTCGGCGCGCGTAAAGGCGAGGGCCTGACCGAATGTGATCGCGCGAAGCGTGCCGCGCTGATGGAGTTTGTGGACGGCGCGCACGGTGATTCCGAGGCGTTCAGCGGCCTCGCGGGAGGTGAGGTATTGAGTCATTGCACGTTCTCTTGGGGTTTGATCGCCGGATGCAGCCGCTTGTGCTCAATCCATGCTTGCCGCCGCTCGGCGTGGCAAAACGGCTTGCCAAACTTTGATGCTGTCGGCTGCCCCTTATGAAAACATGGGTAACCGGCCCAAGCGTTGCAGCGGGGGCAGGCCACAGTATCAATCGCACGCCGGTCTCGGTTGTCGGGTCCGTGCACTTACGGCCTCACCCAATCGGGATGCGCATCAGCATAAGCCACAGCGGCTTTATCCTTGCTGGTCGCGGCGTTGACCTCGATTCTCCATCGAGCTTGATCGATTCCGTATTTAGTCCATACTTCGCTTGGACTGAACGGGGCTGAGGCTTTTCGTTCTTCCTCTGCGCGGATGTCATTATTTCTCTGTTTTGTTTTGCTAGCCATCGTTTTCAACTCCTTACATTCCTAATATTACTCAACTGGAGACAATTACACAATCCTCCATTTCGTATACATCGCGAAAAAGTACTGCGCGATGAGCGCGGGCCGCCATCACAACTGGTAGGTCGCCAGCAATCAGGCGCTGGTGGCCGACTTAGCCAGTTTTCCCCGTGAGAATGGGGCAGGCTATCTCAATTTTGAGATAATCTGCCCCCTGGAGCCATCGGACACAAGTGTACGAGGTGCGCCCGTCACCGAAACCAGACGATCGCCGCGCCCACTATCGCGCCGAGCAAGCACGACAAAGCGATAAGCAGCAACTCAACGTCGAAATAGCGACGCAGTGCCGACCAGACGCTGCGCATTTCCATCTGTTCGCGAAGTGCGCGCTGGTGGGCGCGGACAAGGGGCGCGAAATCGATCTCCGGTTTCATCAGCGCGCCTCCGGAGAGCCTGCTTGATACAGGTCGATCCGTATCCGGATCGCCGCGAGCGCGGTGGCGTAGCCCACAACCAGGCCGGCACCCGGATCGTCATCAGCACCTTCAGCTTTGGCCGTCTTGGGCTCGATGCGCTTGATCGTGCGAAGGAGCTGGTGCGCCCGGGCGAGCTGCATCCGGAGCTGCTCGTTCTCGTCGCGCAACTCGTCGACCTCGGCCGCAAGCTGGAGCTGATCGCGTTGTTCCTGGGATTCGTCAGTGACCCAAGAGGGCAGGGCGGGGGGAGCGGCCAGCGCCGCTCCCGTGGAAATTACTACTGACGCCATTGCTGTGCACCTCCGTTGGCCGCGGCGCGCTCCGCGAACAGCGGATCCTTGCATGCCTGGATGTAGAGCGTCGCGGCGATCGCCCGGTAATCCTCCGCGAAGAACTGCAGCTCGAAGCCCTTGGACGCGGCGTATTGCTGCGCCAACACGCCCGCATCGATCGCGGAAATAAGAGCGGCGGCCATCATGTGCGCCGCGCTATGATTGACCTGCTGAGTGCTTCCTTGTGAACGTTCAGTCGCGGCGGGCGTAACTTTTGAAGGGGTTGGCGTCCGCTGCGCTTTTACATGGTCGATCGAGGCCGCAAGCTGAGATTCCAGCTTCGATGGCGGTGCGGGCGCCGGCGTGTGGCGCGCCGGCTCAGCCGCATCCGAAAGCCTGCGCAATTCGTAATAGCGCTGCCCGTTGCGCTTGCGAAGCGTGAGGTTAAAGGGAACGCCCGCTCCGACATGCGCGCCGGCAAAGAGCTCGTCAGGCTCGTCGCAGATATCCTCATCGAGGAAAATCACGTCTCCGGACGCCAGCGAATACATCATTGAGCCGCCCTTACCCGGAATGGTCGAGTCGTAGTGTTTGCCCCTGGCGTATTTGAGCGCGCCCTCGAGCGGTTCGTTTAGTTCAAGTTTCACTTTAGACATGGGTGTTGCTCCTTGTGCGGTTAACGCCCGCGTGCGCGTTTATGATGCTTTTCTCCAAAACGTCTGGCGGATGGACTCAGAGACGGAAACGACGGCCGGCGCCGGCGCGGGATCGCACGCCGGGCAGCCAGGGCACGGGACGATGTTGGTAATGTCGACGTCGACGTAATACTCATCGATCGCGCCGGACCCGTCGCACAGTTGCGGCCGGAACTCTTCGAAGTCGCCGAGCGCGATTTCGTCGCGCTGCCAGTCGGCGCGCTCTCGGGCATCGGCATCGTTGCGCCAGTCTTGTTCTGTGTATTCGTTGGTCCAGTCCATGTGTTGCCTCTCTAAACGTGTCTAAATCGCCTACAACGATAATAGCTTAAGGGCTTAAGCCATGCAAGGATTCCAGCGAAACGGGCGCTTTCCGGTACCAGTACTTTTGAATATCTACCTTGCATAACGGCTTAAGGCATTGCTATGGTGGGGAGTGAATGGATACAAGAGACGCCGGCCGGATGGGTGGAAAGGCAAAAGTGCCAAAGGGATTTTCGTCGATGAGTTCTGAAGAACGGATCAAAAATGCCAAGAAAGGAGCTTTGAAGCGGTGGGGCTCGAAGAAGGCGAAGAAGAAAACAAAAATGTGAAAAAAGACCGGTGGATAAACCGATTTGGCGAAGCTCTCGGGACAGTCGGAAGGTATTTCGCATTCTGCTTTTTCATCGCGCTGCTTGGCAAAGCCGAGCAATGGATATTTCCGATGGAAGAAGAAGCGACCCTAAAAACTGATGATTGTCGAAGAGTAGTGAGACGGCCGGCGCCGGCGTGACGTTGAAGGCGAAGAAGAAGGCGGGGAAGAAGGGAAGAAGGGAAGAAGGGAAGCTGGCCCTTTTTAAAAAAAAATCCTTGGGAGTCTCAATTTGCTGGGGATTTCCCTAGGGCGCTGTTTTGGTCCAGCCTCGCAATTCCAACCGATTTGATGGAGGAGTAAATGCTTAGACGTCTGTGGTTCGTGCTGGCCGGAACGTGGGCAGCGCTGTTCTTATTCAACGGCTTCACAAAAGTCGACGGCCCGCGGCCGCTCGATTTTCTGCTCGCGTTTGCGCCTGTCCTGATTCTGCGCGTTTTGCGCTTTATTGTGTGGGGGCCGAAACCGCGAGTGGTTGTGTACCGGAATCGTTGAACGTCGCATTGGCGACGCCCGGAGCGATCGCGCGCACGGTCGGAGTTGCTGCGCTGGCCGCAGCCTTGATCGCGGGTGCCGTTTTGCCCATCGCGACGAGCAATTCACCCATTAGCCGCGGCGATGCGCCCGCCATCGAAACGGCGGCCATCGGGCTCAGATAGCCACGCATCACGTATCCGAGCAACCCTACGCCCGTATCGTGAACGCCACTGAGTATTACAAGCTCAGCGGAATCAAAAAAATCGATCAGGACCTTTACCGTTCCGGAAAGCTGATCGTACAGACCCGGTATTGCTACCACCTGACATTGGGAGAGGACGCGGTTCTCAAATATGAGGGAGACAGTGAGTACTCTGGCTCCAAGGTTATCTGGGCTGACGATAGTACGTGCGAAGTCAAAAAGATCACGGTCATCGAGTGACGTTGAAGGCGAAGAAGAAGGCGGGGAAGAAGGGAAGAAGGGAAGAAGGGAAGCTGGCCCTTTTTAAAAAAAAATCCTTGGGAGTCTCAATTTGC